CTTGAGCAGATACAGCAGTAAACCCTAGAGAATGAGTAGACTCACCACCACTTGCGGTGACAGGCGTACTCTTTCTAATCTCAGAAGATTTAAGTTGTTCGTTTCCTAAGTATGACATTAGGTGATCTCAAGAGTTGAGCAGAACACCGTTAAGTGTCCACTTGCATGAGAAGACTGGGCCTTTAAAAGATCAGTGTCCTCTACATTCAATTTGACATCAGCAAATACCATCGTGCTGTCAGCAGGAATAGGAGCCGTTGAGATGATTGGGTATACCGCAGAGCCGTCTGAAGTATCAATCACACTAACGGACGCATTTATACTATCTGTTCCATTTGTGTTACAGATCGTAATGCTGTGAATTACTGTCTCCGTAGACGCGGTAAACACCTCTGTCAATGTAGCGTCAGTAAGATTCTTACCGTGATTTTTAAATGCGTTTGCCATTATTTTCTCCTAACCTAACGCGATTGCCATAGCCGCTGCTGTGCCAACTGCATCACCGCCAGTTTTCCATGCAACGCCATTTGTTGCGGTAGAATCCGCTGTTAATACTAAATTGTTGATCCCAACAGGCAATCTAGTTTCTGAGTCTACTGTGTTATAAACAAGTAGATCACCCTTTGTAGTGAGTCGGTCAGGAGCAAGCACATCTACTTTTTGCCATTCGTTAGAAGCGGTAGAATACTTTAAATATTGATCATTTGCGGCAGAGGTTGCACTAACCGCCTCTCCCTGTATCTTGGCAACATTCACTGCTCCCGCATTAGTCATGGTTACATCACCAGATAATGCCGCTGCTGTGAAACCAGAGCCGTCTCCAATCAATACCTCTGTATCCCCAACAGTTTTATCTGATGCGTTACCAGACGAATTAGCATCCCTCACCTTTACTGTATTGGCACCCATGGCAGCTAATTTAGCATTAGTGATACCATTAGTAGATACATTGAAAGTTACGGTAGTTCCTGTAGCAGATGTATCTAAAACGGTACTCTCACCAAGAAGGCTAAGGGTATCTCCATCCAGATCAATATCAATAGTCCCGCTGTCGGACGCAACATCCAAATCTTCAGCGGTTATTTTGTCATCTACATAGGTCTTGATAGCACCTTGAGTAGCCAGTAGCGTTGCGCTGCCTGTTGCTAGGGTTGCGTTATCTACGCCTGTTACTGTAGCGCCTGTAGCTAGTTCTAAGCTGGTGTCTGCTTTTATCGTTGTACCAGTTACCGCAGCAGGGGTTGTTCCACCAACAACTGCACCATCAATCGTTCCTGCATTTACATCAACAGAATTATCAGAAATGGGGCTATCAGCTAGTGTAACCCAATCTGCAACAGCCGTGGTTGACTTATTGATCTTTAAGGTGCTAGTTGTCGTATCAAACCAGATAAGCCCCTGAGAGCCTTTACTACCAGCGTAAGCTGCGTCATCTGCAATAATCAATGACGGCGCTGTAGCACTCGCTATAACAGGGTTAGAGCCTTGATTAACAGATGGAAAAGACTGTTGTACTACTTTCTTGATTAGTCTGAGATGGTTATCGCCTTGACTTACAGGATCACCAGCAGGGGGGTTAGCCGGGACTAGATTGTTAATATTTTCGCCAGTTTCTAATGCCATTAGTAGTACCCACCAGTATTAAGGACTCTCAATTCACCAGAATGCCTATCCTTCTCATCCTGCTCTTGAATGTCTGCTATTGCTTGTTGGAATGCAGTAGCCCATAGTTGAACTCGCGCATCATTTTGTAGGAATGGTTCTGCTTCTAGTAAAGAGCCATACAAGTAAACATCCGGTGAATCAGTAAGAATATCATTTGTTGGAGCCAGTGCCGTTAAAGCAGGAATCTTTTTGTAATAAAGAAACTTTATAGTATATATGATATCAGGTGCAGGACCAAGATAAACATTGCTTCCTTTTATCGTATAGGTAGTTGGCTTTCCCTGTAGACTACCAGCCCATATCCTATCCATGATTTCAGGAGTGATATAACTCATCGCTGTAATAGGATTAGTTGTCAAATGCACAGTACGCATTTGCCTATAATCAGTTGGCAAAGAATAAGTTCTAACTCCAGCAGCCGTAGCTTGATCCGCTTCTGTCTCCATAGCACGAATCCTAAGAATCCTGTTGAATCTAGCTTCTGTTAAAGCAATAAATTCAGGTATCCGTGCAGACATATCATCTCTGTCTAGCCAATTAGCAACCGCAGTTTGCAGTTCTGTGTACGTCGAGATTGCCATTATCTACGGGCTATGAAATAAACGCTGTTATTTAGGATGCCGAAGTTTGTTTGAACTGAACCGGGCTGTCCGGGATTGTATAGCCACATAGTTATACCCTCGTTGGAGTAGTCCTGAAAAACTTGTGATCAGGATCATTTAAATATCTTGCGAGAAGTTTAGGGTCTTTCTCAATATTGCCGTCGGTGTCCTTCATCCATTGCTCCCAAATACCGAATGGTATAGACGCAACTCTAGTCCCGCTTACCTGTTTACCGGGAGTTAGTTTATCACCCCACTCTTTCTGTAGTAGCTTATTGTTTTCAACTATCGGCTCTACGTCTTGGTGTGTAGTAAAAGTTACACTACCATCGTTATGCTCTTCAGCCGATGTTGGCCTAAAAAAGCCAGTTTTTCTATCATTCATATCGGCATCTCGCCTCTTTCTCTAGACATTTTCTTGAAAGCCTTCATCGCTTTGTCTTGTGCTTTAGATGAACTAAACTTTTCTTCTTTCAGGTTAGACTGCTTTTTAGGATTTAACCCTTCCTTCAAAGTTTTCTTTAGACTCATGTTTTTCCTTTAAGTGAAAGGGAGCGACCCCGAAAGGCCGCTCCCATTACATCTTACGCAGCTTTAACACCAATAACAGCACCTGAAGCCTGACCATTCTTACCACGAAGGCCATATTCAGCAAGCATCATTTGCTGGATTGAGTCACCAGTTTTTGCTAGATTCTGCGTAGAGAACGGACGTAAGTAATCTACTGACCAGAAATCATAGTCAAGAACATACAACTGGTTAGCCAAACAGAACCTATTAGGTACAATTTTATAAGTACCAAAGTCTGTCACAATCACATCAACGGAATTGATGGAAGTTGCCGGGGATGCTTTATCGTGGTTTGTCACGATATCAGCAACCGTCGAACCAGCTAGTGCGGACATTTTAACTTTTAGCGAAGAGTCGCACATAATAACATCTGGCTCACCGCCAGCGTTAAATACACGTTCAATGCAATTGTTTACCATGTCCATGTGTAGGATAGCATCAGCAGCAACAGGAGCCGCAGCACTCGTACCCGTACCAGCATTTACAATGCCTACACCAGTTGTACCACCAGCGGAACCATCAACGATATTGGATGTAGTAATAACAGCAGTACCTAGCCAAGTCATTAACTCACCAGTAATACGCGCAGCAGGAACAGCCGAACCGGGGGCTTTTGCAGTTTCCCCTGTCAACATGAATTCCATATCACGCTTCAGTTCCTTCGCGGCTTTTGCCATTCTGTAGGCTTGTGAACTTTTACGTCCAGCAAAATCTACAGCTTCGGCGGTGCCTGAGGTCTGAATTGCTTTCACACTAATTTGTGTGTGGTTGTTTAACAACACTGGCTCAACTACTGCGTCGTTAGTTGGGTTGTCACCTTCAAACTTACGGTTTACTGCTTGTGGGGCTAGAGAATCTTTCTGCCACTGAAACAACGTGTTAGAAGCAGTTCCCCTACCCGCACCAGAGATAAACGGAGTATCCGTTGGTGAAATGTTATAAATAATGTTACTCAAGTCCTCACGGATTTGTACAGCACCGTAAGTTTGTCGAGTATCTGCCGGAATCGCCATAATGCAATCCTCCTATTAAAAGTCTACGAAATCCTCAAAGAGTTTAGCCGCATCATCAACACGACCAGTCTCTTTAAGCCTCTTCATGGAAGCTGCCGTACGTTCTTTAGCTACTCGTTTCTTTGAAGTTCCCCCACCTGATTTCACAACTTTAGGCTTATTCTTAACTTTTTTGGCCTTCATGTTGGATTTCGATAAAGCATCATACTTCATAGCCTTCATCAGCGCGATAAAGGAACGTGAATCAACTAAAGAGTCAATCTCTTCAGGGACGAATCCTTGGGATAGAGCATACTCTCTAATCTGAGCGCCTAACTCAGTTCTAGAGGTGGCTTCTCGCCACTCAGGAATATGTTGTGCTAACTTTTCATGTTCTTTAGATACGAAAGTTTTATGTTGTTCAGACATTTGCTGCTGGAGTTGGCTTTCCTCCTGCTGCTTTCGATGCTGCAAACCTTGAATATGTTCCTGTGCTTGCCTAAATTCTTCACGTTTAAGTAGATACTCTGACTGATCCTCTTCTCGTAAAGCATTCCAATCTATATTGAAACGCTCCAGACCACCCAGCGAACCTTCAATTACTTCACCAAGATTGCGTACATATTGCTCTTTCAATCCCTGCAATTCTGGAAGTTCTGATTCATAGCGACCTTTCGCTTCTTCAAAACTATTCCTGAGTTCTGCAAGTGCTTGAGTTTTCTTAGTGTAGTCTGATTGACGAGAATACCCCTTTATCAATTCATCAAAGGTAACCTCATGCTCCTCGCCGTCAATAGTAACGGCATAGAGATCAGGTTCTTCTTCTTCGACCTCATCATCAGACTCCTCAGATTCCTCTTCTTCATCTTCATCAGATGATTCAGATTCCTCCTCTGCTTCCTCCAACGGCTCATCTTCAGATTCTTCTTCAGACTCTTCCTCGGAAGGTTGCTCTTCTGGCTGTTTTGGTGGTTCTTCTTCAGAATTCAATAAACCAAGAATTGCGTTTTGGGTTTCAGTTAAACTTCCTGAATCCCGTGGTACTTCACCAGCTATAGACGGGGCTTCTTGCGTATCCGCCATAATAAATCTCCTCTAGATATGTGGGTGTTGCTTTTCTAGAATTTTAGCCATGTGTCCAGTTTCAACTATGGACTGTATATGGACTCTAATTCTATCAAGCAGTCTTACTGCCAACCAAAAAGATTCTCGTTGGGCAATATCTGTAGACCCTGACATTTTCCAGAGGTCTAACAACTCTTCTTCTAACTTACTAAACGCTTCAACAAATACCGGGTTTTCAAGAAGCAATTTAGCTTCTTGTTCTCGTTCTGTCATATTATCCTAAGGCTACTGGCCTGTTTTGTTTAGCTTCTAAATCAAGTTCAGCGACTTTAAGTCGAGCGTCAATTTGCATTTCAGCAGCTTCCTGCTGCACCTTTTGCGCTTTCACTTGTACTTCTGCCGCCCTAATTTCCAATTCGGCCTTCTTGTTTTGCAGTTCCATTTGGGCCATTTGCTCTCTTGGATCAGGCTCTGGTGGAACTGTCTCAGGATCAGTCAAAAAGTCATTAACATTCTGAAAGCCCATATTCCGTATCAAAGCTGCGCCAAGATTGTACATATTCTTTTCTGTAACAATTTTTAATCCACCCCTCATTGCTTCGCCAGCAAAGTTAAGCATAGAGGAAAGATGCATAAGTTGTTGTTCTTTATTGCCGTGACCAAGGGCAACCGATACTGTACAGTCAGTGCTATCGTTCCAAGCATCCGGTCTAACAGGTACCCACTGGTTACGCAACATCACAACACGCTCTTTGTCTTGGTACTTTAATAGTAACTCATAGATGGTACGCATCAATGATTTCACACCTGTTTCCGCGAACTGTCTTGCTATGAGTTCTACCCTGCTCTGCGCTGCCGTCATAACTGAATTGACAGCAGAAGCCGTGGTATGAGAAGTCAGGGCTTTGTCGTTTAATCCTTGCGTTGTCTTGCCTACGCCAGCCCTCGATTCCCGTATAGTGTCAAGGTACTCAAGCATTTGAAAACTATAAGGTTCTAGAGATGGGGTAGCTAGTGGAGTTACTGCATTAGGAGACTTCACACGCACTACGCCTCCCGGTCTTTGGGTTAGTAGATCATCTAGATTCGCTTGACCCTCAAGGACTGCGTACCTACCAAAGTTCTGGTTGTACATATTGTCCATCAGGTTTCGCATCAATGTGCTTTTTATCAGTTGAAGATCGAGTACAAGATCAGCAACAGATAAGCCAAAGAACTTATGCGGTATCTTGACAGGAGTAATCGAAACAAAAGGTATACTGTCTATTGCATCGTTAGCTAGAATCTTCTTTCCTACAGTACAGACCTTACGCAGTTCAGCAATCCCATCACCATCCCAATCTGTGAGTAAATAGTTTTCATGCAGCCAGTAAACCCTTAGAGCATCCTCTGGGCCTTCTGATGTAGCGTAGCTTCCCCAATACTTAGCCGTTTTGTCATACTCATAACGTGCTAATCTTTCAGGAGAATACTCTTCCATATCATCATCGCTGCCACCTAAGTCTTCTGGCTCTAGGTCTTCATCTGGATACATCTCCCGTAGATTAGAGAGTGTAACTTGTACGCGATGACAAACAAACTTTGCATCTTCTATAGACTTAGCTTCCCT